TAGAGCCACTACCTGTGCTTGTAGTAACACCAGTGCCACCGCCAGCAACAGGAAGTGTACCCCACGCAGGAGCGGCAGCATTGCCAGCAGAAACAATAGTCTGACCCGTTGTGCCATAGTTTGCACCGCCAATGCCAATTTGACCAGCAGGTCCAATACGTAAGCGTTCAACCAAAGCAGCAGCAGCGCCTGTGGGACGTGTGTGAAATGTAAGAATGCCGCTAACATTATCAGAACCTGTAAACGTATCTACAGCACTTACAATCTGAGCAGCAGCGCGTACTGTAGCACCATCCCATGCAGTGTAATTGGTCGCACCAATAAGGTCGCCACTAGCCACAGCAGTTGGAGCCGCAGTCGTTCCTCTAAACTTTCTAAAGTTTATGTTAGCGGCTGAAGTGTCTGAAGATGCCCTTGAAGCAATAATAGCAGATGCAGCATCGCCAGAAACAAGAAGCGTTGATGCAGTAGGAGAATACAAAGTTAATAGGGAACTTGGCGTCAGTGTTCCAATGCCTACGTTTCCAGATGTATCAATAATAAATGGAGTGCTGTCTGGGTTTGCGCTGTCTTCAACAAGAAGTGCTGCGCCAGACCCTAGTTGGTTAATCCTTAATGCTGGACTAGTTGAGTTTGCGTTTATATTTGATCCAAATATTAAAAGTGAAGACCAGAATGAACCAGTGTAGACCTTCATCAAACCATTGACTGAATCATAATACAAAGCACCAGTAAGCAATGCGTTGCCATCATTGTCTAATGCTGGATCACTTGCCTTCGAGCCAAGATACCGATCATCAAAACTATCAAACGAAGCAGCGGCAGATGCAGCAGAAGCAGAAGCAGATAATGCAGATGCAGCAGCATTGGCTACATAAGTGGCAACATTGTTGATGTTATCAACTGTCGGCCCTTCTTCAATGTCACCAGTCGTTGCGTTGAATGCAAGAACCTTGCCCTTGAGATTAGCAATGGGAGGAAGAGTTAAGGAAGGTGCAATCTCATAATCATTGAGGCGAATTGCGCGATCAGTCTTATCGTTCTGATCAGCAATCATGGCAGTCAAAATATCAAGTTGCTCATTCAAGGCAGCGCGATTGATATCAGATCCAGCAGAGAAGTCGCTTGTGCGCTCAATGTCAGTCGTGCGGAATATAACAACAGTGCTGCCACCAGTAGCGCCAAGGACTTGCTGAACGGCAGGAGGTGTAGCAGTAACAAAGACCACATTGCCAGTAGATCCATCACCACCAGTTAGCGTGTAGTCAGTGCCTTCTGCTTTAAGAACGCCATCAACATAAACAGTAATGTCTGAATCATTGAAGAACTCAAATGGCACAGCAAAGGTTTGCTGAGTCGCCCCTTGAGCAACGCTATATTCAATGCGTGGATTGTTGTTGGCAAGATTGATTGTCATGGGCCACCTCTTTGCACACTATTTGCAGCGCAAAGAGGCAGCATCAACGCACAAAACTATTGTCTCATTGCTTGTGCTAGTTCAGATACTTCACCCTTCAAGAACCACATATTCGCCATAGGCATCATGCGCAGGATATCAGAAGCGCCTTCACCATAATCACCAGTCGTAACCTTGAAGATACCTTCTGCCACGTTTGCAGCCCAAGAAGGTCCAGCACCAGCGATGTCTGTCACAACATCTAATGGATTTTGACGCTGCTTAAACTTTGGCTGAATAGCTCCACCTGTGATATTCGGCCCGCCAAGAGCAATGGTCGAGTGCATAGTCCGATAGAAGAGATCTGAGTAGAATGGAAGCAGACCGCTTGCATCAATCGTTCTAGCCATCTTGTCTTGATAGGACATATTATCAAATGTGGACGCATTCGTCTTCATCTTCAAAACCATGTAAGACAAGCCAAGCATAGTTGCCGCACCAACTGCACGATTCTTCACCTGATTATGAGCCATAGCGCCAAGTGTTTTGTTCATGCTGCCAAACAAGAAGTTGTAGAATTGAAATGTCATAGCCAAGAAGCCATTCTCAACACGAGCATAGCCTTTCAGAAACTTGTCTTCCTGCAATCCAAACTTAGCAGCGACACTCATTGGGATATGAACAACACCATCGGTGATGATTGGTCGGTCGGCGGGAGTTCCGTGGATCACAGTGTTTGTAATGCCGCTATTGAGAGCAACACGGAAACGCAGAACATCATCTTCGCTGATAGTCTTTGCTGCTTTGAAATCAGCAAGGGCAAGTTGATTGATTTTGTTTTCATAAGCGGCAAAATTTACTGGATCAATGCCAAGATCATCAGCAGAGAAGCGAGAATGGTTGATCTCATGTAGCATCACAAAGTTAGACCACTGCTTAGGTGTCTTAAAGATATCAGGCAGCGCATCAACGCCTTCCATGCGTGGCTTCAGCCAAGCCTGACGATCAAACATTGGACCCTCAATATAGGCGCGATCAAAGTAGATAGTGTTGGTGTCGCGATTGTAGTAAGCGCCAGCATAGCTGCCATCCTTAGATGTCTTTCCGACAGGAGTGCCATCCTCCATTGCCTCAATCACAGTAATTCGCTTTCCCGCAATCTCTGGGATTTCAATGTGATCTGCCCATTGTTCAGTGTTGGGCAGGATCATACCTTCCTTGTTTCTTTCCCAAGGTGTCTTGGCAAGTCGGATAGCAAGCTCTTCATCAATACCATGCTTGAGAAGAAGCATCTTATCGAAATCACTGATCGTGCCATCCGCAAAACGAATAGACGAGTCCATGATCGTGTGACCCATCACCAATCCAGACAGTCGCTTGTAAGCAATAGTAAGTGGCGTCAAACCATTGAGTACGTAGAATCCATGCTGCGCAGAATTAAGAAGCTTTGGAGCAACGAAGTTGTTACTCATCTGACTTTCAAGTCGATACATTCCAAGTGTGTATTCAAGCGCAGAACCAGCCATTCTGGTTTCCATGGCAGACATCCGAAGAGTATCCATGTCGATGCTGGACTTTATGCCTTTCATCAGAGGTGCAAGTTCGTACTGCATGACAATACGACCAAAGTCACCAAGAGACGTAATGCCAGCGCCACCCATGAATGCAAAGGTTGCCATACTGCGAAGACCATAAGCAATCTTTTGGTTCATCGCATCAGGACGATCAAGGACATTGCTAACAATCCGACGATAGAGAGAGTCAAAGTCAACGCGCATCTTATTGATGTCAGCTTCGCTTGCGCCAGCGCGGATCATGTCCAATTCCATTTCGGTTGTTACACCAAAATAGTCTTTGCCAAACTTTTCTTGAAACAAAGAACGTGGATTAACACGCGCATTGTAGGAGTTCAGCACGGAAACTGGATTAAGTTCGATATAGTCAATGATTGCAGACGTTGGAACATCAAGTTTGCGGTGACGAAAGTGCTTAGAGCGACCCAAGCCAGCAACAACATCACCAGCGTCAACTGGATCACCTTCAGATAAGATATTGTTTACAGTTTTTTCTGCTCGCGCACGAACCATTGCTGGATTACTTGATAGTTCCTTGCGGACATAATCACCCTTAACTGGATCATACTCATACACGTAAGGTTTCTTACTAAACTCTTCCATGATGATCTTTGTGAACGCTTCTTTGTTTTGTCTAATCTTGTCGAGATTGTAGAAGCGAGGGAAAAATGGTTCCGCTGGTGTTTCGGCTGGAGGAACACCATTGTCGTAATCACCCCTGTCCATGCGAACAATCATATCCTCGTCTTTTTTTAAGACACGAATACGAGATTCAATGATGGAGAGTTCACGATCAGAAGCACCAGTGCTACGAGCGGTAAGAGAATTAACTTCTTCGTTGATAATGCGAAGGCGGTTCTCGCGACCGCGAGGCGTTGAGATCAATCCCTGCTCTTCAAGCTTTCCTGTAACATCCCGACCAAAGTAATCCTCAAGGACAGAAGATGCTTTGAGTTCAGCCTCAGACATATTGGGATCACCAAGAAGCCTCTTGCGAGATGCTGAAACAATCCAATCATCAAACGCCATTGGATTTTGCTGGACCTGACCATAGAGATCTTTAAGGCCAGATTCCATCTTTGCCATGTTGCCGTGAGACACAGCGGTCTTCAAGAACACGGATGGTTCGCTGCGAATGCCAAGACTGTTTTGATTTATGCCAAGTGACATATCATGGGCAAGATCAAAGAATGCCTTCTTAATAGTTGTTGGATATTTGGACTGCAAAGCCCGCTTCATGGGAGTTGTGATTGCTTTATAGAACACACTATCCGTAAACCAATTAGCTGGAATGCCGTAAGGATCATCCATCTTAAAGCCAGAGTCTTCGATATAGCGAAGACCAAGTTCTTGACGCAGTTCACCAGCGCCACGCTCAATCTCAGCAGCGCGATCCCTTAGATCCTGAAGACCTTCATCATTACCAGCCCGCGACTTCAAATCATCAGCCTCGCCTACACGAGCAAGCAAATCGGATTGAAGTGCGGCATCATCCATTGCAGCATAGGGGCGTTTATCACGAGAGAGACGAGATACAAACATCTCTGGAGAAATGTTTGCAGCATTTTCATTAGCTTGCTGTAGCTTAGTATAATCACTAACTGATTTAACTGTTGCCGCAAAAGCTTGCTCTCTAGCAATAGCTGGCGCACCAAACGCAGCCACACCAGCACCAATTCCAGCGCCAAACAATATAGACGCACTAACATTAAGAGCAGCTTCTTCATAGGTTGCTACTGGATCAGTTGCAAGGATTGCACCCTCACGAGCAGACTCAACAACACCAACACTGAAACCTGTTTTGAGCGCAGCCCTACCAATTGTCAAAGGAGCGCCGCCAAATGGAAGACCGATGTAGTTGATTATATCAAATGGAGAAGCCAAAAATGACTGGCCCATAGTTGCTAAACCTAGCGTTTGACGATTTGCAATTGAGCGATCAATCTGTTGGCGCAAGTTAACAGCAGCCTGATCATTGGGTTGACCAGCAAACTCAGCCGCATAATCAATATACGAACCAGTGGCATACTTCTTGAAGTCATAATTTGGATCTTTCTTAGATCCAAACTTAAGCTGACGATCAATAGAAGAAAACACAGGATCGAAAGTTCTAGCTACAGTTGAGCTAATAACTTCAGAAAGGTTTGGCCGATCTGGAACTGGACCAGTGCCAGCAGGCATTGCTGTTGAAAAAGTATCTGAAAATGCGTCTGCCATTATTTTGTACCCGCATTAGGAATGGAATCACTTGGAGGCGTAGAACCCATTGATTGATACATCAAGAGGCTAGGGCCAATTGGAGAGAAAGTTGCAATCTGTCCAAGTCTCTTAGACCTTTCAGCAGAAGCAGCACCTTCAGCTTGAAGCCTTTTTTCCTCAAGCTTAATCATTTGAAGAAACTCAGGATCACCACTATCTACAGTTAAGGGAATGAAAAACTTTGCGCCATTGATGTTTACCTCTTTGCGTACAGCAACTGGATTACCATCACCATAAGACCGATACTCCATCATTGTATAAATGTAGCCACCAGAAGAAGATGGACCATTAGGCTTAAAGAAAACTTTCTTTATATTTGGATCTTGCACTTGAACTGCTGCAAACCTTCCCAAACCAGACGTAACAGTTGAAGTTGCGGAAGAACCAATGTTGTTCAAATCAGCCATTCTAGCTTTAGAAATCTTTTGACCATCAGAAGTCATTCCAGCTTTTTTCACTGTCTCTAAAGCAAACTTGCTAAACAATGGAGCATTTTTCCCAACAGTAATGGAGAGAGCATACTTAGATTTTAGGCCACCATTTGGACCCATAACCACCCCGTCATTTGGAAAGCTTAGATCAGATTGTCTTTGAAGCGTATCAAGGATTCCACTACGACCCATTCCGCTGACTTCAGCAGAAGCAGCAAGACCAAGAGCAGCATACTTTAATGTCTCAATATCTTCTGGCATAGCACCATCAATACCATCTATTTCAGAAATCAAAACATCAAGAGGGCCAAACTCTTTCTCAAACTTTGCCTTAAAGGTTGGCTCTTGAGATGTGTCATATAGGCGAGATGCTTTTTGAACTTGCTCTATAGAAAAGCCAGAGGTTTGAAAGACTCCACTCATCATGTCTAGCTTTGCAATACTACCTCCCAAAGCAGACAGAAGCGCAGGGGAAGCAATTTGCTCACCAGTCATTGAACTCGTATTGTATCGAAGATTTTCATAAGACTTTAGAATGGAGGGAATGCGATCAGCGCCAATCTGATTGTTAGCCAAACCCTTAAATACATTGACTACACTCTTAGGAAGCACTGACATCTTGCTCAGATCGTTAAGAACCCCCTGATATTTTGGATCGCTAAACAAGCTTTCTTCACTTAATATGTCGCCAACACTGATACCAGTTTTATTACCAACAAGAGTTGGGTGAAGCTTTGCTAGATATTCATCACCAGCCACTTGAACAGATGGCTCAGAGCCGTTGGCTTGACCTCTGCCGATGTCGGTTAAGGTTTGGTTTTTAATAGCTTCATTTTCTTGTCGAGTGTATTCATTTTCGGTCTTGGTTATGTAATCCTCCAAAGCTTCTGTGATAGAAGATTTATCTTTAGAAATGCCCTGAAGCTTTACAACTAGATCCAATGCTTTCTTTTGATCGACGCTTAGAGTGTTGGGAGAACTTGGATCTTCAATATAAACATCCATTTCTTGCATCTGTTGAATAGTTGGGGGAGTTCCTCGAAACACCTTACTCAAGCTTGCAAGAGCAGCCACGTTAGCTGCCTGTTCCCTCAATGAAACCTTGCTCGTCTCCTTCAGGCTTGAACCAAGAATAGAATCTTCGGTCTTAAAAAAAGCTTGCTCAATCTCCTCAACAGATAGTTGACTCATAAGAATACGATCAGACTGTATTGCTTTTGAAGTTTCAACAAAAAGATTTGTTTGCTTCTGATCCTCTAGAGTTCCAGCAGTATCGTCGCGATGTTTACCAGCAAATGTATCAAAAGACTTCAGAATGTCTGGATTAACATTCCCAAGATCAATAATTGCCTTTACCTCTAACTGCTTATCAGTTGGAGCTATAGATGGATTTCCCTCACGCACGGCAGCAGATATTTGATTTGTCTTAGCAATATCAGATCCAACCAAAGCCCTAACAAACAGACCTTCAGCATCTGCATTGAGTTCATTCTTTGCAACTTCTCTGCGGGCAATAGCACCCTTAGTGTCACCGCTTTCCTCAAGTCGAGCAGCTTCGGCTAGATTGTCACGATAATCCAATCCGCTTGCTGACACCACAGCGTCAAGGGGCATCGTCATAGCTTGTTTCTTGCGAGAGGAAAGAAGCAAGTTTGAGCTTTGAACATAGTCAACAGCAGCAATAGCGTTGCTGGTCCTTACTTCTGCAATTTTCTTCTCTTCATCAAGCTTTAAGAAGTCAGAGCGATCACTGACATAATCCTCTGAAATTTTTTCAATCTTCGCTCTGGCTTCATAGTCAAGCGTTGACATCAAAACTCGAAGAGTAGGATCTTCAATTAAAGATGGATCGCCAGAAGTGATTGCTGCGTGAAGCATATTGCCTTCAACAGATGTCTTGACCAAAGAAGCTAAATGCTCAACGTGTCCAGCCGTAACAGCAAAGATCTGATCACTATTCATCTTAGCTAGTTGTGAAGCATCAACCAGTTCAGCCTCAGCGACATCCTTAATAGCAACGCCAACTGATGTGTTGACTGTTGAGGCTGGAGTGGGAGTTCCAGAAAGAATAGACCCAGCACCATCCCTAGCGATTATGGTGCGTAGAGTATCATTGCCAGCAGCAATGCTTGCCTCTTGCGCCTTAGCCGCAGCACTACGTTCACGATTGATCTGATCAATTGCCATCGCTGTTCGCGTGGCATTGAGGTAGCTTGTGCCTACATCCTGAATGTAAGTTTGGAATTGACCATCAGCATTGACCGCCATAGCTCCAATGTATTCAGACATTGCTGCGCTATATCGTTCAACAGAACCATCATAGACTGCTGCAAGTTCCTTTGCTTTCAGCCTGATCTCTTCTTCAACAGAGGATTGAAAGCGTGTCAGCACAACGCGCTGATAGGCATCCTGAGCAATCGTTCCAAAACCCTTTGGAGTTTCATATGCCTTTGGCGCACCAGTGGCAGGATCAATAGCAAGGATTGTTTCTTTAGAAACAGATGCAGCCTGTTCCGTTCCAAACTGTTCAGCTTTCTTTGCGCCTTCGCGAAAGAACCGATCTGCCATATTATCTGCGGCAGAAGAAACAGCTTGAGCAATAGCTTGTGATCCATTGCTGCTTGGAACTGGACTAGCAACTCTAGCCACACCAATTGCACCAATTGAGTATGTACGATCTTCACGAATTACAGGCATTGATTAGACCCTATCTAGAGAAATAAGTAGGTCGAGGGGGTGGAGCGGAGGATGCTCTTGATGAAGAAGCGGCGGGTGTACGGATTTGATTGTACTGATACAAGCCACCAGCAACAGTAGAGAATGCACCAATCATAGATGATACAGCAGCAGCCTGACCTTCTGAACGAATAGCAGCAGCACGTTGAACGCCTTCAGCCGTAGCTGACAATGATTCAGCCTGCATCTTACGAGAGTTAAGATCAGCCATTGTCGCAACACGCTTTACATCTTCACCAGCAATCTCTTTCTGTCTGCTTAGGAAGTTAGCAACAGAACGATCCTGCCCGCCAACATCACGACCAGCAGCAGCAAATGAAGCAATGTTTGATGAAAGATTCTGACGATACATCTCCAAGCGATCATTGCTGCGTTGAGATGCTTCAGCCATATAGAGTTGACGTTCTGTTTCAATATTGAAACCATTCAGGCGTCCTTGAAACTCTGCTTGCCAAGAATCAAAGGCAGCAGTTTTCGACGCACCAATTCCACCAGCAACTTGAGCGCCAGCGGAGACAGCCGTTGCGGCAAGCATGAGGAACTGGATCATTAGATTATTAACTCCGCAATAAGGCCGTTAACTTGAAGCGGCAGGGGATGGGCTTGGGTAATCGTAATCTCAGGATCACGACCATATCCATTCAGTCGAAACTCTCTTTTGCCAGTAATGGAATCAGTTGTCACAAGAGGGCGACCATTGACGCTCACAGAACGGCACTGACGTAAATCAAGAACTACAGACGATACAGATCGAATATCGCCTGTCACTGGACCAGTAGGAACGTTTGCATCAATGGGATTAGTCTTAATCTCAATGTCAAATGGAGTCCCAACATAGAACGTTGAGTATCCGCTAAACGCAGACACATTGACAGATCCACTAGCAACAACCTGAGTCCCAAGATAATCCTGATGTCCAGTCGTTGTGGACACTCCAGTTATATGAACTGTTGATCCATCAGCAAAGATGTTTGTCATGCTGATGGTAGGACCAGCGCCAGAAGTGTAGTTATCTAAGCCAACACCACCAGTGAACTCGCAGAGTTGCAAGAAACCTCCAGACCAAACGCTTCCAAAAAGCCGATCATCAATACCAACAACACTTGCAAACTGACCAAGGTTGGATTCCCACTTAGACCAGCCAGCACGTTTTTCAGCGCGGTTAGATCCAAAGACAGAAATAAATCCAGACTTGTTGACAACAATAGCAAGTGACTCTGCTTCATTAAATGCACCATGAACAACGTCCATATCAATTGGATTGTTCAAAAGATGAGAAGCAACAGTAGATACGCCAACAGAAGCATAAGCATCTTCAGCGTCAGTGTAGAGATATTCACGCATGACGTTTCCGCCAGTTTGAATAAACAAAGTAGCGCCATCAAATGCGTGAGGTGGAACAAACTCACTTCCATAAGGAGTTTGCTTTTTGATCTGAGCATTGGTCGGTGTGATGGTTTGATTTAGAAAGGCTGGAACATAGAACTCAGATGAGTCGGTGAACACCTGTAGATCACGATTTGAAACAATGTAACGGATTTCGTTTACATCACCCGTTGCGGCAACAATATCAAACGAATCGGAATCAGCAGCATTGCCAATATCAAAATTGAAATACTGACCAATCTTGCTGAACCAAATCGTATCTGGCTGATCAATCGTTCCACCAAACACAAGTCGGCTTTCATGGAATGCAACAGCGGCAGGATATCCACGACGAGCGGAGAAGGATTGTTCGCTCCAGTTATCAGTTGGCGCATGAGTCACGATCTTAACTAAACCACCACCATCTGTGGAAGATGTAGCAGCAGCAGCAGCGGTGATCGTGTAGGTATTGATATCAATGATAGTACCAATGGTTCTAGCGCCATTGATCTGTGCTGCGGTAATACCACCAACAGCAGAAGCGCCTTCAATAGTAATTGACTCGCCACCAGCAAAGCCATGATTGATATGAGTTATTTCAACTGTAGTGCTAGTGTCGATAGTGCGCAGAGGATTGATAATCGTCAGTCTTTGACGAAGGGTTCCAATAATATTTCCAGTTGCTTGCGTTGAGGACTGAACGCTTGTGATCGTGATTTCTGTATCAACATAACGGATTGTTACGCCAACGTGCAGGGAACTAAGATAGTTTCCAGCAGTTTGTGTTCCAGTAGTGTCAAAATAAGGCTGGCTTGTCGTAAAGGTTATGCCAGTGCCAGTAGTTGCGCTTGGATCTAAAGTAACAGAGTGAGGATGAAACGAAGAGTATGGTTGATAGATCTGCTTATTATCAGCACGAACATCAAAGCTATACGGAGTAATCTCAAACGTAGTTAAGCTTGTTCGGATTAGCATCCTTGGCATGAACAGGGGATGGCAAATGAACATCACATCGCCATACTGAGAAACAGTATATTGATGAAGGTAATCATCATCAAATGGCAAGGCGTTTGAGTTTGTGTCTTGATTAAGCGTCGAGACAAGAGTGAGGCTAGATGCCAAGACCCTAAAGCAGCGAACCTGTGCGTTCTCAATAGAGATAATGTATTGCTCGTCTTCAGAGAAAACAAACTGAACAAGGTGAGACTGAAGGGTTTTGGAATTATCAAATGTAATTCCAGACAATCGAGCCTTAAACTTCATGCCACGGCGCTTAACAACAGAGCCTTCAGACATGATTGTCATGTTCTTAATGCTTTGCGCTGAAGCATTATAGATGGGACTATCAGTCCTCATCATTGCAGAACGGCTTATCTCGCCATACTGAAAGCTACTGATGGGAACTCTGATCTTCCGCATTAGCTGCGCCTTTGTGCAATAAACCTCGACGTATTAAGCTTGCGCGTAGTTTGCTGTTGAGAGTCAAGACGCCGCGCTTGCATCATATAAACATTGGCCTTCTGTTCCATCAGAGAAGCCAAAGAGGCATCACGAGCAACAGACACAGCCAATACAGCAGCCATAGAAAACTCTACTGCAATCGTAAAGTAAGGAGGCCAGTTAGCTTCAACGGCACGAAAGATAAAGTCAGCAATCACCACATCATTAGGCACGGCATTGCAGTAAGCCTTATCGCCATAGATGTCATACTCAATTGGAAAGTCACTGACTGTGATTGCGTTCAACATTAGCATCGTTGATGGAAGCTGATATGCAGCATCAAATCGACCAGTTGGTGCAGTAGAAAGCCGAGTTAGAATTGATTGGTTGGTGGCGAAGCGCCAGCGAGTGTTGGTAAGGGAAGCCCGCGCAACATCCTCATACATTGCATCGCAGACATCAGACTCAACAGTTCCATCTGAGAAAGATGAAATAGGTGAACCGCCCATTAGGACGGAGGCACGGGAACATATTTTGATTTCTGTATTTGCGGGCATATGGGGTTAGGGGGACCGAAGCCCCCCTCTCCTTTCTTAGTCGCTATCGGTGGCGGTGATAGTCACGCCATCGGTAACATCCACAACAGTGCCAGAGTTGGCATTGACATAGAGTTGCGAGATCACTGGAGTACCACCAGTAGAAGAAACGCAAAGGATTACGTCATTCAAACGAAGCATATTTGCTGCTGCGTTAAAGTAACCAGCGGTGTTCACATCAGCCACAGCATCAGCCGTGGAGTAGTGAAACAAGGAACCGCTGGACGAGCCAGCAAGGCGGGTCAAAGAATCTGAAGTATAAGCCATGTCTGATTCTCCTGATTAGTTGTTGTCGAGGAGTTCGTAGATGCCATTGCTATCAATAGCAATTGCGCCCATCGACATCATCGAAGTTGTGAGGTGCGAGACTTTCTCAGGCACATAGTTCACCTCAGTGCTGACATCAGCGTTAATGCCAAGGCCAACAGCCGAAGTGTGGTAAGCAAGGTTCTTACCAGCAACGACAGCCGAAGTTGAGAAGATCTTGAAGCCCAAGAACTCCTTCATCGTCATGCCGCCAGCGAAGGGCAGATTCTGTGGGCCAACATAATCCGAAGAAGCAAACTCGGTAATGTTGAACAGGTCTGCAAAACCCTTGGGGTGCATAGCGATATAACGCTGACCATCTTCTGGAATGTCGGCTGTGCCGAACAATTCAAAGAGAGTCAACATATCAGCTTTATCAACAGCAGCACCAGTCGAGTTGACTTGCGTTGCGTTTGCGCCAGCGTCCATAGCAGTCGTCAGGATTTCGTCCGTCTTACGGCCCAGAGCAGCAGCAGCCGATTGGGCTACAGCTTGACGCTCGTTGATGTTGATCTTCAATTCATCAAGCGAGTCGATGTATTCAGCAGCGTAGAAATTATTCATCGTTGCTTCAACATAGGTGTGCGCCAACTCCATAGGAGTGACCATACCATTGCGAGATTTGGTGGATGCAGAACCTGCACCGATTTTCTGAAAACGAGCAGACGAACCAGTTACATTGGTCGTGCGAACAGTGTTCCGTAGCTTGGAACCCATGCGCTGATACGCCATGTGAACTTCGGTTTCGAACTGCTTGATGAAAGCTTGGTCAATTGTGTTTGCCATTTTCAAGGTCCATATGAGATTGCGGTTGGACGGGTATCCGCCTTCTCACTTCGTAGAGGGTGTCCTTGCGGGCCTCTCAGTGCAGCACGGGCCGTGATAAAGAACCATCAACATATTTTGCATCATGGTCGCAACGCACAAAATGAACAGACGATTGTTTATTCTTTGGATCGTAAACAATATCTGCTGGAACGAATCCCAAATGCAACAGCCACTGATGAACCATATGATTCTCAGACCAGACTGTAGATCTAAGTTCACCATGAAAGCTATGATAGAAGTCCATAAGCTTTCGAGATGCCCGCGCAAAAGTAATCCAATTTCTGCGTAAGTCCTTGCTGAACACAGCCCAAATCAAAGCATGATCTGCAAAGAGAGCAGCGCCAGTAATTGCAACTGGCCTGCCATCCTTCAAGACTGTGAAAGCAAATGGGTCGCTCACAACGTTGATAAGAGCATCGGTCAGGGAGATATTATAGAACTCCCTGAACTCGCGCTCACTCTCAGGACTGATGTTATCCACAAATGGCTTGATGTGATCCTCGTGAAGATCAACAAGAATCAGGCCGCGCTCCTGAATGTGGATCTCAACCATAAATCTTTTTGAACCCCGCATCGACTTTCTTTACGAAGTCAGCATCACGCTTGGACGCATTCCAGTAACGCTCATCGCGCATCATCTCTTTCAGGTCGGCTTCGCTCGAACCGCCAGCGGAGTTTGCTTGATTCGTAAACGAACCATCCTTCATGGATTCCATGATAACCTCTAAGGCCATAATGCCTTCTGCGCTTTCACATAGGCGTTCAATTGCTGGAAGCGTTTCCTTGGGAAAGAACTTCATAGCAAACATGGATGCAGCATCAATCCGCTGATTTGCGCCATCGCCAAGTTTGACACGTTCAGCATCAAGGTCTGGACCTTGAGGCATAGAGTTTTTGTAGATCTCAATGCCTTTGGCAAACTCTTCTTGAGAGTAACCATTCTCAAAGGAATGATCTGCCCACCACTTCAGAAGATCACTGTTTAGAGATTCTTCTGAGTTTACAAACTCTGGCAATTCATACTCGCCAGAAGATGCAGGGCGATCCTTAAAGGCTTCAGCCTGAAGCTCATCAACGATCTTCTTTCGATAGTCTTCTTCTTTAGTTCCAAGTTTACTTTCCAATTCCTTGTAGGCCTTGGCAAGTTCTTCTGGAGACTTATACTTTTCTGGAAGCCACTCTGGACGCTGAGAGCCATCAGTGGTTGGAGTAACTGTAGATTCAGTAACTGGTGCAGTTACTGGTGCGGTTGTCGATTCAGTTGTTGCCTGAGCCTGTGGTTCGGAACCACCTTGGGCCAAAAGAGATACGTTCATTGTTTGCTCCTGTGCGCGTGTGAGATGCGTCTTTCGATAAGGCCAACGAGATATCGCTGACCTTCAATGTGACGTAGTTCTTCAGTGCTGATGTTCGGACCACATACCGATTCAATCGTAATGGACCGCAAATAACGAAGTGTTTCTTTCCCCGCTGGAGAAGAAAACACTTCTGCAATGTAGGCGCTAATCTGCTTGTCTTCCGCTTGCTCTCGCGGAATGCTGTCAATTCCAATGTTAATCCTAGACTGGTTGACCGCCAACTTGCGCTCCCATTTGCTGTTGCTGTTGCTGCTGTTGCGCCATTTGCTGCGCTATTGCAGCTATCTGTTTACGCTGCTCTTGACTGCGAATCAAGCTTTCTGGAACACCAAACTTCTTAGCCAAGTGAACAGCCGTTGCTTCAGAGTCAATTAAAAGCTGAAGCATCTCTGGGCCAAACGTTCCGCCAACAAGTTGTAGATAACGCGCAACGCTGGAGATATCTTGATTGGCTTGAGCCTGAGCCAATGGAGAGATGGATCGAACTTTTACCTCACGACCATTGACTGTTGGAACTTCAATGCGTCCTTGCTTCTTCAAGATATAGATCACGCGCTGAAGAACTGGCTGAACCAATTCGGCCTGAAGGCGACCAAATGCAGATCCAATACGACGAGAAAGATCAGCCATACGTTCAGCAACCTCAGTCGCCGTGGCTGGAGTCTTGTCTGGATTGCCAAGCATATCGTTGTAAAGCGCCCGCTTAATGTTGAGACGCATATCGCTTAGGATAAGCTGCGCCACATCAAAGCGACCAGCAGCATTGATAGGCTGCAAGCCTTGGCTTCCCATTGCTTTTGGAATGATAGTGCCTGGGACTAAACGTATAGTATCGGGGTTAATAACCCCATCATCTTCCATCTGATAGATACCACTAATAGACATCTGTGCATTCTCAAGCACAAGTTCTATGGTTAGGTTAGTGGTTTTGATAGCAGATAGAGCATTGAGAAGTGGGCCGCGACCATAGACTTCACCAGCGCACTTGGACCAACGGAAACAAATAAATGGATTAGAGCCAACGCCCTTCATCTGTTTCTTGTGTAGAACAGTTTCAGTCTCCATGCAGATTGCATAGTGATAGTAACCCTCTTCATTACGAAGATCGTAATCACGGCACACTACCTCAAGAACAGTTGTTGTGTCGTCATTGTTCATGCGGCGAGTAACCTTGTCGTCAAAGGTTCCCTTTGGATACAGAATCTTTAGATCAGCAAATCGAATCTTCTTGCGCTCACGGAACACATGGTCAATCCGATCATCAGGTCCAGTATCAAGAACCACATGAGGCAATGGGATTGCTGAGAAGATGACAGGGTTTAGTGCGTCACCTTCTTCAACGGCAAGGATTCCAGTTCCAACAGCCAAGTCCATAAACGATTCGTGGACTTCCTGATTGAAGTTGGAAGACTGAAGAATCTCAAAGACATATTCGGTGACTTCATCAAGATCTTTATCAACAGCTTCGCGTTGATCCTTCGGAACCTCGCTGCCAGAAACAAGATCTGCCCAACGAGCGAAGTTTGGAACAAGGCCGCTTTGAAGGCGACTTGCAAACTCTTGAACGCCAACGACAGCAGTCTCATCAAAGATCTTATCATCTCGACGCTGACCAGCCTCTTCGTAATAAAAGGATTCACGCTGAGGCAAAGCATACTCATAGCATTCCTCAAACAGCGGAACCCAATTCTCACGAAAAGCTTTAGCCTTGAGATAACGCTCAAGATATTTCTTTGCCAATGGATCTTTCATTACGAGAACCTACCCAAGAAACCAGCGCCCGATGAAGAGAAGAGAGAGCGACGACCAGCGCCACCCTGCATACCGCGACGAACATTTGATGCGCTGATTGCTTCAGAAATATCGCCAGCCTTAGCTTCTGCAAGACGATCTGCTTCTTTGCGGGCCGCATCTTCTGCCGCCTTTCGCTGCGCCGCTGATGCGGCAGCTTGCTGTTCTTGCGCTGTCTTAGCAGCTTGCTGCTCGGCAGCACTTGGACCAAAGCACATGATATCCTCCTATGTTTCCTATTGGATAAACACTAATGCCAACAAGCATCAATGCACAAACTACATTCTAGACCATAGACCTTGACGCCGCTTTTGTTTCTGATGCCGTTCAAACACATTAAACTCACTCTTAGCAACAGTTACCTGTGCTGGCTTCTGAGAGTTCATCAATGCACGACCCTCACCAGCGCCGAGAAGAAGATACTGTAAAGCGTCATGAACGTGGCTATACATATTCTTGTCTGGCTTATCAGAGTATCTCTCACCAGAAACTTCCATGCGCTTGTAAGAGTATCCACCCTCAAAGCCTTTGATTAGCGTTGAGCATCTGCGATCAATGAGAAAGGCGGGCTTGCCTTCAACCATCTTGGTAAGCTGAGAAGAGACAGCCTCAATCCGCAAGTCTGGAGAGTTAGATGGCGCGGGAAATGCACGAAGGCCAGCGCCACGAAGAATATGGAACGGAGTTGATTCATCTGTCTGCGCTCTGAAGTCACCAGCGGGATCACCATAGATGATCACTTCACTTGCCGCAGGGAAACGAATCGCCAGTTCATTCCTTAGCACTTCGGCAAATCGAACAATGCCCATATCAATAGCAACGATCTCTGACTGAATCAGCCAACGACCGCGAACCTTCTGCGCTATTGCAGCAGCGGGCGTCAAACCAAAGTCCAAGCCAACATAGACTGGAAGGCCAGCAGCAATTGGTATCTCTTCACTGGCAACATGGATGTCTGGGGCGAACATAGAATACACTGGCTTCCCATCCTGAATAGATCCAAGCCTGTTCATAACGTAGACATCAATCCAACTCTTGGTCTTACCTTGAATCAAGTTTGGATAATAACTCTTCATCATGTTCTTGCAGTTTTCAGCAGCAGGATTTGGAACGTAGGATTGGATTGATCCCTCTTCGTCCTTCACCTCAGTCATGCCAGCGGGCTGCGTAAAGAACTTCCAATTGGTTGGCTTGACCAACATCTTGGCTTGTTCTTTGGGAATGTGATCTGGGATTGGAACCTCACCAGACATAATAGGCCACCAGTGATCTTCTTCTGGCGCGTTTGTATCTGCAATAACTCCAGTCCATGATGGTCCGCCATCACGCATAGAAGGGTATCGACCAACACGCATAGTACACGCATCAATGATACTCTTTGGAATCTCACGCGCCTCATTGATCCAGATGCCAGTAAGTTCCAAAGAGAGAAGCTTCTTAACATCTTCAGGTCGGTCCAATGCTAAGAACATAACCTCAAGATCAATGTCACCCTTCTTGATATGATGGGTGTAAGGAACCGACCAGATAAACTTTCCCCACTCGTTCTCAGGAAACCAGTCAAGCCAAGTCTTGATAGTCGTGGTTCTTAGCTGTGGATTTGTATTTCGGATGATGGCCCACCGACTCTTGCGGATTCCATCAGCACCCTTCTGCTGAAGAAGAGCGCGACGAAAGACTTCAATACAGCAACCCGCTGACTTACCAGATCCAACTGGCCCACGAATCCCTCTGAAGAACGTATCGTCCTTCATAAAAGTCTTGAGGACTTCGCCATCAGGTTTGTATTTGAAGTCGATCATCGCAACCCTTTATCAACACCAAAGCGGATCATGCGTTCTGCAATCTCTGGGCCAAGGCTCTCAATGAGTTTGTCGCACTCAATGTTCGTAGCGAAGTCTTTAGGGACATGAACAAGATGAACCTTCCGCACGATCCCGCGAAGAAGGTTCAAATCTTGCTCTGCTAGGGAAGAAAGAAAACTCATTTTCCCTTGGGCTTTGGCTTTGCCATAGGTTTCGTCATTGGCTTTGGCATCGCCTTCATAATAGCCTTGCCACCTTTTTTCATATTAGCCATCTCGGTATTTCCTTACTTTGTTTGCGATTGACTTGGGTTGTTTACTTACTTGCTTTCCAGCCCTTACAGCAGCCCGCTTCGCAGCAGTTGTGCGGGCATACTCATCCGAAGTTAAACTCTCAATTGCTTCCTCTGGCAAGTATCTCTCGCCTGTCGCATCATCGCCTTGCGTAGAAGGTTTACCACTTTTGGTTCTCCACTTCTGCGCGGTCCATCGACGTAAACTCTTCTGTGTCTCTTTCACGATGTGTACCCACCACCCTTGGCCTTGTACTGCTTCGCCAGCATCTGTGCCTTACGCGCACTCCACTGACCAGCGCCACCACCCTTATCATCCGCCTTAATGCGTTTGAACAAAGTCTTTCTCATCTCTGGCTTGGTATAGTTACCAGCCTCATTCACCTTGGACTTCATGATCCACCCATAATAAATGGCATCAGCAAACTGCGAGTCTGAGCAGTCGAACGATTGGCATACACTGGCATATCACGCGCAATAGGCGTTCCAGTAGGAAGAGCCTGAAGAGGACCGAAGTCCTGCTTCTCATACTTAATCTCTGTCGGAGCAATTGATGGAGCATTGAAACACATCTGACTAATCCTTCTTCGCTTTTAAACGGCGGCTAATCGCACGAGCCTTGGCACGAGCATCATCCTTACTACTTGCACCCCATGCCTTTAGGCTGAGAAGAAGACGAGTGGGCTTTCCCTTATCATCACGCTCAGGACCAGCCATGTTCCCCATCCTAGCCAAGAAACTAGCCCGCCTCGGATTGTCCCCCGACTTCACTGGAGGCTTGAGGTTGCCCCCCGTCTCCCGATTGTAACTCGCTCTTCCCTCGGCGTTTAACCCGCCGCTTGGGTTCTTGCCCGCCTTCCGCTGCCACGCTGGACTCTTTGCCATGCTTCATCCCCACTTTAGCCTTAGAACTGTCACCAAAAGGCTGAACCTCTGGAACCTTATTCCCAAACCGACCAGCCATCATTACCGCAACCCTCATACCATATCCTTTTCAATAGCGAACCTTTTTGAGGAAAAATACGAGTGATGGACTATTACAGCAACTATCATGTCCACTTTTCCCCCCACCCCCCATGCCTAACAGAACCCAACCAAGTGAACGGCTAGAGAATTAACCAAGGTCTATGTGAACTCGTATGTCACCAGCCACCTGTACCTGCGCTCTGTCTATCGGTTTAAACCCTGCGCGATCCAAGATATCCTTAGCCGCTTCGAGCTGAACATACTCACTCTTAGCAGTCTTTGCGAGACCAGCAACCTTACCTACAGCCATCGCAGCGTGCATACTAAAC